GTTTTACTTTTCTTTTTTTACCTGGCGGTTTTCTGAACGACCAAAAATACTTTCTACCAATGTAACGTCGTGAGTTGGACTTATTGGTAATAAGATAAACAAACCCGAAGTAGTCCCCAATATCAATGCTATCAAAAGGTTTGTTATCAAACGTCCATGGATTCTCATAACTTACACTAGTATTTATCTCAAAGCTCATATTAAAGAATCTTATGAGCTATTATTTATCTTTAACCGGGACAAACCTAGTCTAGCAATAAAAAAGCACCCTGTCAAGAGGGTGCTTTATGTGTTATGATATTTGTATCAGACAGGGGGAAGTAATGGTTTCTTTGCTGGAGCAGGTTTTTTCATATTTGGAGTTAGTCTTTGCTCACCAGGCATCACTGGTTCTTTATAACCAGAACTAGGAGTTTCCCCAGGTTCTCCAGGAAGTCTCACATTTACACCCTCAACAATACTCCGAATATACTCAGAGTCCATCTGCATCATGACGTAATGCGCTTCCTCTACGGTGTCTACGTGCCCCTCGGAGAGGAGATAGTCTAACACCAGGTCATATGCTTCGAACTTCATTCCTAGGTCTCCAAACAATCTTCTCTGGGATGGTGTGTATCCACCTTCTTTTTTGAACAGTTGTTTCTTACCACCAGGACCATAAAGTTTTGCCCACTGCTGAAGACCTGGCGCAACAGCAGGTTTTTCTGCTGGAGTTGCAGCAGTAGGTTGTGCTGCTGTAACTGCTGGTTTTGGTTCTACTGTTGCTACTCTTGGTTTTGGTTGTACTGCTGTATCTGCTGGTGGATAAAAGTATCTATCTCTAATCCTATCAGATTCAGACTTTGCCCTTATAGCAGCATGTCTCTGTTGAATGTCTGCTTGAACAGCAGCAGGTCTTGGTTTATCGGGAAAGTCCCTTTCAAGTTCATCTCTTTGTCGAGCATGACGCTGGGCAATCTCTGCTCTTTCTCTTGCTCTTTTTTGTTCTGCTGTTTCAGTAGCAGGAGCAGGATCTGGATCTGGTTGACCCTTTACAAGAGGTTGTCTTGGTTTTTGACCAGCAGGAACACCCTGTCTGGTCATATCGGGCAGTTCTTGACCACGTTTGTTATCTGCCCACCACTTTTTGAATCCTTCTGGGGATACCCATTTACCACCAGTGTCTTGACGTAACAAGTTATAATTGGGAATATAGAAGCGTGTTTCACCGCCTCTGGTTAATCTAGACCCTGGACCATACTTAGTCTTTGGTACACTACTCCAATCAGACATTGAGTTCCTCCATGATAGAGTTTTCGTCGATCAAAGTGAAGAACCAGTCATCACTGATGTGCTCAGCCATCTTTTGTGCTGCTTCTACATCGGGAGCATACTTTTCTTCAACTAGTTTTGTAACGACATATGACCAAATCTCATTATGTACTTCTACAAGAACTTCTTCAGACAGTGGTTCACCAGACATCTCAAAGGACTGGTATTGATTCAAGTCACTTCTCTTGAATGGGTTCATCTGACCGAGAACAGATTGGTCACCACGAATAAGTGCATCAGCACCTAATGCACCAGTACCAAGAGCAGTTACTCCTTGAACCCATCGGTTTTTGAGAGTACCTCTAAGAACCCTCAAAGGCATCTTAGCAACTTCTACACCAAATCTAAGTCCACCACCAACAGCTCTACCAGCATATCCCTTCGCTTTCCCAACAATTTGGGACATTGTTGGTTTTGCTGGGTCTAAACCAAACGAAGACTTTACTCCAGATCTGAAAGAAGTTCTTGGATCAAAGTTTCTTGGTGGTTTTGGATTTGAACCAGATGAACCTGGGAGTTGATTCTGGTTCTCGTTCAACATGATACCAGAATATATTTCAGCAACTTCAGAAAATTTCTTATTAGATAAACCAGACATCTTCCCTTATACTAGTATAAAGTTATTTATGTTTTATTTAAACCTGCTTCCACCCAAAATAGTAGAAACAGCACTAGCACCAAGTTGAGGTCCTCTAACAAACAAATTCCTAGCAAAAGTGCTAGCAAGTTTTGGTCCGTGTTGAGAAACTGCCTGAACTACCTTTGGACCATATTTTTGTGTTGCTTGCACAATAGGTTTTTTGATAAATCCTGGTGTAGGTAAAAGTGGAGCTCCAACCTGTAAACCTTGTGCTATTGCATCAACACCCTGCTGTCTGATTGGATCGTCTTTAAAAAACTTATCTTTCACTTTTGATGCTACACTTTGAATAACTGGTGTAGCAACAGCACTTTTTGCCTGATAAGAAAGGGCACCTTGGCGACCCTTCTTATTCAGTAAGTTGTAAATACCACCACCACCAACACCACTAAGGGTAGGAATACCTCTTCCAATAACATTTCTAACAATAGGGCGAGCACCCTTCATCAAATCTCCCTGACCAAGAAGTGGCCAAGACTGCTCACAAAAAGTAGTAAATGATTTTTTACCTACATTGTAACTTTCATATCTTCCTTGGTTTGCTCTTATTTGTCTAAGTCTATTCGAACCCAATCTCTTATCATTTGCCTCATATCCCCTACGAACATTTTCAGATCCAGGAAGACCAGACATTGCAAATAGTCTACCAAGTCTTTCTGGAACACTAGAAGTAGTATTCGCTCTACCTCTCATTGATGTATCGGGAGCAAAGTAAGCACTTTGATCTCCTTTCTTTGCAAGATAGACGGGAGTTTCTAGACCAGTTCTTGGATCTATTCCTATAGACTGCGTTGGTCTAGATGAAAATGGTTTTGTTGATACTTGCTGTGGAACTTGTGACTGTCTGTTTGTGGCGGCAGCCTGTCTTCTTTGTTGAGTAGTTGGTCCTAAGAGGGCATCATATCCCACATTTCCAGCAGAAGCACCAGGAATGTATGCTGCAGAACCAGCAGCGATGGCCCCTCTTGGTCCACCACCTGCTTTGAGTGCTCCTGCACCAGCACCAAGAGAAAATAGTGAAGCAGCTGCAGGAGCAACAACTGCTGCCCCAAGGGATCTTTCATCAGATGCTCCCTTTTCCTTTTGTCTGATATAAGCATCATATGCAGCAGGAACAGCACCCAAAACGTTTGCTGCTATTCCTGCCCCCTTTGCTCTCGATATTGCTTTGGTTTTGTTTGCAGCATCAACCGCATCAAGAGCCTGTGTAATTTGAGTTGCTACTGGAACTTGTGGTTTATTTGAAGATGCAGCACTACCTCTAAATGTTCTAGACTGTCCAACTCTACCAGTCACCATTCGTGTTTCTGGTTTTGCTGGAGAAATTTCTGGTTTTGGTTTTCTTGTTATATCAGTAACTGATACTGGGTCAATAGTTGCATCTACTGGTTTATTTGGTCCAGGAAGTGATAGTGATCCAGACGTTGGATTATAGTTGTAAGGATCTGTAGCACCACTTACACTCAATCTAGAACCACCAGGTGGGGTCACTTGGGAACCAGATCTAACTATTTCAGAACCAGGTCTTGGTTTGTTTTCAGGAGAATATCCAGACCTATTAGTATTGGATTGTACTGGTTTTTCTTTTGGTGGTTGAGGTCTTCCAGATGGTGCTTCAAAACCAGCGTCACCAAATGGTTCAGTTTGATCCACTCTAGGTGGTCTAGGTCGTCCGCGTGGAACTTCACTACTGGGAGTTGCTTCCCACTCTGGTGCTGAGACAGATGGTTGTCTTGTCGATGATTGACTTTCTGGTGATGGAGCTACTGGTTTATTACCAGTTTTTAAAGCGGCATCTAATACTTCAGCACCTCTTGCTCTCGATCCAGTAATCTGCCCTAAGAAGTTATCAAGATCTTTTGACGTTGGTTTACTCATAGCGTCAACAGCAGCATTCTTAGCCGAAAGTTTTTCAACTTGACCAAGTTGATAATCAAAGAGACGATCACCTTTTCTTGGATCTGTCCAAGGATCAACGTTTCCTGCTCCTTGCGCTCTCTGCTGTCTTGCTTGAGTTACTTCTGGTGGTACTAGTCTTGTTTCTAGACCGCGTGGTTTTACATCAGAGAATCCCGCAGCAGCATCCTTTGCTGCCTCTCCACCAGGAACTTCCTTTCTTCTCTGATTAAAGGGTTTATCTTTATTTTCTTCTTTTTCAATTAAGAGCGCAAACTCGCTAAAAGACTTCATCTCTTATGATCTACTTTTTTAGGTATTTATAAAAAAAGGAGGGTATTACCCCTCCGTTTCGTTTAACCATACTTTGCTATAATCGAAATCTCCAAAGAGATATTCATCACACTCTGCTGCTTCTCGATATGTCTCTAAAGCATCTTCTGGTTTTAAACAATTGCAGTTGCAGTTTCCATTACAACTGGAATCCTGTGAAAGAGTCTTTGGTAACATCCTGTTTGATTCCTCCAACAATGTAACTTTCAACTTCGGTTTCTTGGGGAGCAACTTGAAGACCTTTAGAAGAGATCCAATGCTCTGTCCAAGGAAGTGGGTTATTCTTTGCTGGGATATCATAGAGGGGTTTGAAACCAATTGCTTTCATTCTACGGTTAGCAATCCATTCGACATACTGTTGTAACAGTTTGTCATTTAGACCAATCATAGAACCGTCTTTGAACAGATACTCTGCCCAAAGTTTTTCTTGGTTTACAGCGTTCTCAAAGGTCTTATAGACCCATTGCTCTTCCTCTTTAGCGATACGCGCCATTTCTGGATCATCACCCTCCTTCCACTTGTTCATGATGTTCTGAGTAATAACCAAGTGCTGATTCTCATCACGGGCGATCAGTGAGATGATTTTTGCACTTCCTTCCATAAGCTTGAGTTCGCCAAAAGCAAAACTGCAAGCAAATGACACGTAAAAGCGAATGCCTTCAAGAATATTAACGTTTGCAACTGCTCTGAAGAGTTTGCGCTTGAGTTCATACCTTCCTTCTAGTGCGGTGGGGACTTGCTCTAATGCGTGCAACCATTCATTCCCATTATCATATTGGTGTGCTGCGTTAATAAAGTCGTTATACGCTTGAGTAACGCTCACTGCACGCTCCATAATGCGATCCTCTCTGAGGATGGTATCGAAGACTTCCGAAGGATCGGAATAGACATTTTTGATGATATAAGTGTAAGAGCGGGAATGGATCATCTCCATAAATTCCCAAACCTTCATACACGCTTCCAGTTCAGGAAGGGAGCAGTAAGGCGCGAACGCCATACCAGGACCACGACCCTGAACCGAGTCCAGCATGATCTGATACTTCAGATTGCTGGTAAAGATATGCTTTTGTTCTGGACGTAGCAACTGATAGTCACTACGATCTTTTTGGAGGGAGACCTCCTCTGGTCTCCAAAAGTATCCTAGTTGTTGAGTTGTAAGTTTTTCAAAGATAGGATACTTATAGGAATCGTATCTTTGAACTCCCAGAGGTTGACCAAAGAACATTGGTTGTTTCTTTGTATCAACCTCGTTAGAGTTGAAAACCGTCATGGACTCAACCACTGGTTTCTCCTCTAACCCTGTCTTAAATCTTACAAGACTCACAATCTTCCTCCTCGGCGTTTTCTATTTGAGAAATTAAACTATCAAGAGATTGAGAAGTTGGTTCTTCAACCTCATCATTCTTGCTATCATATGTGTTCTGATAGTAACTGGTTTTCCAACCGTACTTATATGTAGTCAGAAGGTCTTGTGCCCAGACTGAGATGGGAATCTCATTGTTAGGATACTGGGTTGGATTGTAACTCCAGTTACCGCTGATTGCTTGGTCAAAGAACTTCTGCATTACAGCAACGACATTGATGTATCCACGATTGGACTTCATTTCCCAAAGAAGCGTGTAAGCATTCTTGAGGGATTGATATTGTGGAACAATCTGCTTAAGGACTCCCTTCTTGGACTTCTTAGCGGACAGGAAGGCACGGGGTGGTTCAATTCCGTTTGTGGCGTTTGACACAACGGAACTGCTCTCTGAAGGCATTTGTGCGGACAGAGTGCTGTTCCGTACTCCGTATTGCTTGACCAGTGCTCTAAGACCTTCCCAATCATATTTTAACTCGTTAGGAACGATTTCGTCAACGTCCTTCTTGTATGTATCAATGGGGAGAATTCCATTTCCATACTTGGTACGATGAGAATATTCACAAGCACCTTTCTCTTTAGCAAGATTTACGGTCGCCTGAATGAGATAGTATTGGAACGCCTCTGTGAGGTCGTGGACGGCGTTCCAGGCACCCTGAGAGTCATAGGAGTGCCCATGCTTAGCGAGATAGTGTGCTAGACCAATATAACCGATTCCAAGGGAGCGTCGTGCTTTAGTAGCGATTTCTGCTGCTCTGACTGGGTATCCTTGAAAATCAATAAGTTCATCAAGACCCCTAACAGCAAGATCACAGAGAACTTGAAGATCTTCAAGATCCCTAATCTTTCCAACATTAATAGCGCTAAGAATGCAAAGAGCAATTTCACCATCAGTATCGTCAATGTGTTGAAGTGGTTTAGTTGGAAGGGTAATCTCCTGACAGAGGTTACTCATCTCAACTTTATCCATGAAGGAAGAGTGTGAGTTGCAGTGGTCGATGTTCATGATGTACAAACGACCAGTTTCAGCACGCTCCTTCAGAATGTCCAGGAAGAGTTCCTGAGCTCCGATAGTCTTTCTTGGAACAGACTCATTTCGTTCATAATCATTGTATAACTCATCAAATCCAGGAGTGCCAAAAGCATCATACAGACCAGGAACGTCGTGCGGAGAGAAGAGTGAGATGTTTTCGTTTTTGATGAAACGCTCATAGAAGAGTTTGGAAATCTGAATGGAGTAATCTAGTTTACGGACACGATTATCTTCAGTTCCCTTATTATTCTTCAGTACGATAATATCTTCTATTTCTTGGTGCCAGATTGGGAAGTGGACTGTCGCGCTTCCACCTCTAATGCCATTCTGTGTGCAGCAACGGACAGTTGCCTCAAACTTTTTGAGAAATGGTACAACGCCTGTGTGTTGAACCTCGCCGCCTCTGATTTTAGCGTTGATGCCCCTGATGCGACCTGCGTTGATACCGATACCCGCCCTTTGTGCAACGTATCTGCCAATAGCCATATCGCTAGTAAAGATACTATCGAGGGTGTCATCAGCATCAATAAGGACACAGCTAGCATATTGTCGAAGTGGAGTTCGCACTCCCGCCATGATAGGTGTGGGAATGTTGATTTTGTGCTTGCTGATTGCGTCGTAGTATCTCTTGACATAATCTAGCCTAGTCTCCTTTGGATATTTAGAGAAGATGGTTGCCGCAATCATCAAGTACATAAATTGTGGCGTTTCATATAGTGCGCCACTGCTTCTATCTTGCACGAGGTACTTGTCAACGACTTGACGTAGACCTGCATAAGTGAACAGATAGTCACGGTGATGATCAATATACGACTGAAGTTTATCAAACTCCTCGTCGGTATAAAGATCAATAATTTCTGCATCGTAGACTCCCTTTTCTACACAACGCTCTACATGAACCTTGAGGGTGGGAACGTCATGCATACGCCCATACAACTGCTTACGAGTAGCAAACAGAAGCAGACGAGCAGCAACAAACTGATAGTTAGGATGATCCAGGTCAATCAGGTCAGAAGCAGCACGAATCAGAATCTCCTGAATCTCTGCGGTAGTGATACCGTCATAAAACTGAATACCAGACTTCATCTCAACCTGACTAGCAGAGACCCCTGCAAGGTCCTTACACGCCTCCTCCACCATAACGTGGAGTTTATTCAAGTCAAGAGGTTCAGTGCTCCCATTCCTCTTGACGACTTTAGTTCCATTGCTCATATTTTCTTCCAGTTGTTAAACTTAATTTTTGCTTCTAAACCTGAGTAGGTATTTGATTCTATCACATCCATAACATTAAGTCCAGATAGGACCATATCATTGATGTCCTTTTCTATGATTCCACTTGGCCAGATGACGACGCTTTCGCCTCTTGATACGCATTTGCTAATGCGATTGACGATTTCTCGATTGCGGGGCTCATTATCATAAACAAAAACAACACTGCTTCCCTCAAGACAACGAACATCACCGTCACTACCACACAGAGCCACGCTATTGTTGACGAAAGTGCTGTCAAAGGGTCCTTCGACCACATAGACAGGTAAGTTTTGGTCGATTGTGTTAAGTCCATAAATTTTTGGTGCCTCCTCGTCAAGCATCACAGTGATATATTTAACAGAGTTAGGAACTAGACTTCTTCCTTGAAAACCTATGAGATTATTATCTTTACCATACATTGGTATAATAATGCGACACTCGTCCCTACCGATAGTGTCGAATGTCTGTTTTTGAGAATTAGTCCACTCTTTGAATTTGTTAGCGAAGTAAAACTTTTCTGGGTTAAGTTTTCTTTTCTCCAGGTATTCTTTAGCAACAGGGATCTCCGATGCCTTTGGAAGATCTAACTTCTTTTTGAACACTGGTTTACTAAACTCCAGTTTGGGTGCTTCAACGACAAATCCCTTACCAGTATGACCGTCCCTAAACTTCTCAAGCGTATACTGCTTATGAAGAGTAGGATCTAGTTCCTTTAGGAAGTTATTAAAGGACAGACTAGCACCACAGTTGTGGCATTTGAAGTTGGTGTTGTTCTTCACGGGGTACAAATACCCCCTCGCCTTGTTTTTATTGCGTGTGGAGTCCCCACAGATAGGGCAGCGGAAGTTGTAGAGATCCGACTTGACCCTCTTGAATTTTTGTAGGCGCGACGAAACGAGACCAATATACTTGGAGTCAACCAAATCCATTATGTGAATGCTATTTCTGCTGCTCTATTCTAACCCCTGCTTGGGCAGCAGTCAATAGTCTTGGGACAAATGCGTTGACGGTGCTTATGAATATTACAGCGACAGCAAGCACACCTCCGACTTGCCATCTAAACTTTGATAGTCCCTTTATTTCTACCTGTATTCTATCAATTCTTTCGTGAATAATCTTGTGATCTCTATCACTTGCTTGTTTAACTTCATCAATCATCTTGATGAGTAAGTCGTCTGTCTTTATACTCTGTTCTATTCTTTCGTCATGCTTAGCAAGAATCGCTGCGATGCGTGCATTCCCTTCGGATATCTTATCGACCGCTGATTCTAATTTTGATAGCATTTCGCGGGATAAATCTTCATAGATATCAAGTTTAGATTCAAGAACCGCAACTTTTGATCCTTGTGAGAACATTTTACTTCTTCTTTTTAAGGTAATCTAACCAGGGTTTTCTAGGAGGACTTTTTATATTCTTTCTTTTTTTCTTCTTAGGTGGTTTCATCACTGGGTCATATCCAGCAACAGGACCAGCAGGATCGGCAGAACCACTAAAACCTGGAGCACCAGCAGTTGAACCAGTGGTCATTTCTTCGTCAAGTTTATACTGACGAACGATTTCAATAACTCTGTCGATATTCATAGTGCGTTTAATTGCTCTAAACAGTTATCATCAGCATCAATATCATCAACCACAGTCTTTGGATATTCTGGAATTCTTTTCAAGAATATCAGAAAACTTTTAATAGATGGCCAAAGTTCCTCTTCTAAGTTATAGAATAGAAGAGGAACTGCCGCATCATTAAAGACATTAAACAGTATTATAAGATGATTTAGTATAAGGTGAACCTTAAGTTCACCAGTATTCTTATATTTTTTTAATAAACGTTTTACATATCTAATCCGCTTTAAATCAGATTCAAAGTCATCCTTTGTAACTGCCTGCGGATTATCGTAGAATTTTATAGCAAAGAGCAAATAGTTGCTCTCGTTCAATTCATCAAATCTCATACTTTATCAGCTTTCTGGATATTGTGCGTCGTCTTCGGCGTCTCCAGTAATGCTGCTTCCAGCAACAAGAGTTTCAGACTTAACTCTGAAGTTTCCGTGAGCATCGACATAAGTTACGATACCGACCCAACCAGCGTGAGCAGGTCTGAACTTAGAGTTGTTGTCTCTTGCGACTTCTTGTTCCAGGGTGCTAACACCAACAATTCCACCGAAGAGTGGGTTGGCGGAATATCCACTGGTCTTAATTTCAGGAGCAGCAAATACGCCAGTAGCAGCGTAAATCGGTTCTTCTGAAACGTTGTATGTTGCTCCAGCAACTGTAGAAAGTCCCGCAACGAAACCAGCGGTTGAAGCAATAGAGATGGTAGTTGAAGTAAATCCAGTTACAACAGCGTAACCATAAGTAGCTCCAGTTCCAACTGTTACAACATTACCAGTGGAGATTCCAGAGGTAAATGTAACTACACCAACAGCACCGGTGATTTCACTGGTTTCAAGATTGACGTTAATAGTTCCGTCCGAATATGCAGTATCTTTATTGCCCCAAAGAGCCATGTTCCTTTTCCTGTAAAATTCTTATATTGATATTTATAAAAAAAGGAGACCTTAAGGTCTCCAAATTATCACTCTTCGCGGTTTCTAATTGCCGCTGCTACTGTTTCCAGAAGCTTGTCGTCCATATCGGTTTTAGTCAGTTTAACTGCTTTACCAAGAATAACCAGGCAGATGTCGATTAGTTTTTCGCCAAGTTCCTCGTTCTCGGGGATCTTAGCAACAGCATCAGTAATGACTTTAGATGCTAATGGGAGTAGAAAACCTAACATGATTTGGTTCCAAATAACCTATCATTATATAGGATCATCCACATGCATCTTTCATGTCCACTTTATCTTTGGACATGATATCAACAAATCTCTTGTGATCGATATCACCAAGGATAATTGGGTTCTTAATACCAAGTGCTCTGAACTTGTTCTTCAGGGCGATGCGATAACCTTCTCTAGCGCGGCACTCACAAGGAGACTTACCACACTTAGGACACATTTCTGCCTCTTCCTTTACCTTTTCTGGAAGACCTTTATGCTTGGTCTCAGCATAATCGCAAGCATCCTTTTCACTCATATTAGAAGCAGCCTTAGCGACTTCTGCGGAAGGTGCTTCCATTTTGCCCTTCTTAACCTGGCAGACCATCGCCATAAACTTTTGCTGAGACTTGCTCGCCGCTTTCTCAGTCAGGAATGGTCCTTCCATTTCATTACCAGCACTGATGACTCCACCATTGTTTTGTGGGTTAGATCCGTCATCTGGGAATACTTTGATTCTTGAAGAGTTATCAACCTTAACACCAACATCAATAGCAGCAGGAACTCTATTCTTTCCTTCTACAGAAGTAGTACCTTCAAACCAGAGGTAGTCTTCCTTTTTCATTGCCTTGCGAACTACATCGCGGCGGTTGTAGATATAAGAGTCAGTCTTGTCCTTCTTACCATCATCATTTACATCACCATCTCTCTTGGATGGGTGTACTGGTTTGTCCAGACCACTCTTGTTATTAGGAACGTCCTTTCTCTTCTTCTTACGCTCACCTTCATAAGGCTCACCATACTCGGTCATTTCGACCTTAAGACCTTTGCCTCTCAGAGCAGTGATCTTTTCACGAGTAGCGTATCTAACGTATGATCTATTACTCTTTGGATCAGTAACTCTTACCTTATACTTTCTCTCTTGCTCTTCGACAAGTTGATTAGCATACTCAAGTTCAATCTTCTCTTCTTCTTTATCTACACCCTCAACAAATACCTTATAGAGAGCACCAGCAACAGAGTCAACTGCCCAGTCAACACTATCTACAGAATGTGATTCAGACATTCCACCTTTCTTACCAAACAGTTTCTCTTTGACTGCCTTTCTTTCGGCAGGGTTCAAAGAACTGTTAGACATGTACTGAGAGAACGCTTGCTTGAGATCGATGTCCTCTCTTCTGGCACGATAACGAATATCGTACACTGCTTGGCGAATTCTCTTTTCGGAATTCTCAGCAGGTGATCCACCACCTTCTTTTTTTCCAGCAGCGGGCGCACCTTTCTTAGCACTTTTAGCAGGAGCAGCAGGAGCGTGCTTTCTTGCTGGAAGTTCTTCAGAGATATTGGTTTTCATTGGAAGATGTTACAGACTTACTTTTTCCTATATTTATTTATGAATTGTAGACCCCAACTAGAACCGGGGACCATTGACTCAACATACTTACGATGAGAATCAGTACCAACTAGACGTTGATCAGGGGGAACTCCACCCTTTTCAGTACCATTTACAACCGCTTCGTTCACATCTTTGATCCAAGACTTGAACATAATGTTGTCTTCAGTAACACAAATGAGGTAGTTTGTGCCGCGACGAATAATTCGTCCAATAAGACCAGTGTTCAGGTTCTCAACCAACTCACCAATCTTATAGATGGTCTTAGCAACATAGTTCTCACGAAGAGTTTGGTAGTCAAACTTGGGAGCCATTTCCCAAATACCCCACTCTTCATTGATTCCCATTGAACGACGAACTGTATTGAAAATTTCCTTTGCCCTCTCTGGTTTCATATCCGAAGGCATACCAGAACGAAACTTCTTAAAGTCGTTCTCAGCAGCAGCAAGTCTCATTCTTGAAGCAGAAAGACCTTCTACACCTTCTGCGTCTGGATCTCTATCTCCAGCAGACATGACTTCCAGTTTATCAAATTGATAGAGTTTGCCGTTATAAGCACCTGATAGTTTCTCAAACTCTTTGACTCTATCAGCACCACCAACGATTCTTACATTCGCATACCCATCATTATGTGCTTTCTTCAGAACATCAAAGATAGTACGAGTTGCTGCATCATTAGAAATATTCTTTTTGTGCTGCGGGAACATATCCTGCATCACTTTCACTTTAGTATCAGCATCCAGTGGGTTCTTCTTTGGATCCTGACTGCGTGATGGAACAATGAGATAGTCTCCACCATCACTCTTAGCAGAACCAGCAGCAGTATCCATCAACTGCAAGTGACCAAGGTGTGGTGGGTTGAACCTACCAAAGGCAACAGTCAGAGTTCCCTTGGTCTTCTCTACAGGTTCAAACTTAGGACCATCATCCTTCTTCTCTTCACCCTTGCCTGCTTTTGGTTTAGGTGCTCCTTGCTGTTTCAGTTGAGGATCAACGAAGTTGGGATTAGAGATTCTCTTTTCCTTTTCAGTCTGCTCAGGGTCTTTACCACCAACTTTCTGACGCTTATTATAAAAGACTAGTTTCCCTTTCTCAGTCTTTGCTACAAACTCACCGCTGTTGCGGTCATACCATCCACCATGACCATCGCCTTTCAGACCCATTCTTGCTGCCTGTTGTGCAGCAGACTCGGACAAAAACTGGAAAAAATTCTTCATCACTTTTTATTCAGCAACTCCTTGGTTATCGTCTTTTCGTTAGTAACGATGTACCTTAAAATTTGTTTTCGTATCAGTATATATTTATTCTTTTGTTTATTATTAGTAGCAGCATCAATTTCACGCTGAAGTGTTGTGTACACATATCCAGCAAAATTCTTAAAATCTCTACTCTTAAAGTCTTTGATGAGTTGACGTAGATACTCAGACATACTGTTTGATGGACCTACCACCCTTTCCGCTGATGACCATTCTAGCACCCTTTACACCATAGTTGTCCCTATCTCCCTTGTATATCGCCATGAAAACTGGTTCATAAGTTCCAGTGATAGCATCACCATTATTGTGAGTCTGTGCTGAAGCAACCAACTTATACTTACCAGTTGTTACTCTTTGAATATTGACTGCACCCTGTAGAAGTAGGTCAACATTCTGTATGCTGGAAGGACCACCATAACCATTACCATAAACCGCCATCATCTTAAGTCTGGTGTCTTTTATTTTTCTAGCGACTGTTGTAGCGGGTGGAATACCATTGGGATACATTTGCTGTATCGTCTGAACAAACGCTTGGGTCTCTGGATGAGCAGCAAGAACAGGTTCACCTCTCATAGTGATACCACCCCACTGCTGAATAGCAGTTGCTGATAGACCATCTTTATGAGAAACAAAACCAACCATTCTACCTTGGTCATCTCTAAAGTGGAAGTCTGACTTTGGAGTTCCAGGTGTGCTCTCTACAGTAACAACTCTATAATAGTTTTTACCTACCTTTAGAGTAACAACATCACTACCATTCTTCTGTTTTATTTCCTCAAGTTTTCTTCTTATAACTCTAACCTGCTCATCTTCTGCAGCAGTAGTATTTTGAGTTCTTCCAGAAAAAGTAGAGTCTTTATATAACTGTGTTAGTCTTATCGTACTATTCGTTACTGTTGGTAGAATAATACTCTGACCCTGCTGATACTGTGCTAAGTCGTCTACACTACCCAATGTCTTAGCAACTCTTGGATCTATCTTTACCTTTAGACCATTACCCTCAACAAGAGTAAAATCACCTCTACCAGCAATTCTGGTCTTGAATAGAGAAAAGTTATTTCTTTTTCTTAGTTCTGCAGGTGATAATGACGCCATTACCTTTTTGAACTATTTAGTGCTCGTGAGAGGACTTGAACCTCCACAGATAAAATCTACTGGAACCTAAACCCAGCGCGTCTACCAATTCCGCCACACGAGCAAATGACCCTTTCGGGTCTTGTGTGCTTATTCTACCACAGCACTGATGGCGTCGTCAAGGTCAACAATGACTTCACGGATTTCAAAGACTCGCCCTGGGCAAGAGTCACCAGTGGAGTATCCTTTTTGTGCATCGAACAAAACTTGACGAACTGCCGCTGCAGCGCGGACAGACATTTCAATAGTTACGTTTTTCATACTTCATACTTATCAAATAGTTTTCTAATGTTTTGAGTAATTCCCATTCCTCCAGTGTACGTTTCCAAAAGTTGTTCTTCTTCATCGACAATAATAAGGACGGGAGTTGCAGTTACATTATACTTCTTTGCGAGGTCCAAGTTCTCTTGTGGAATGGGAGTATCAGCAAAGTCATCAAGATAAACTTCTTGGATGACGCTAGTGCGCTCATCTTTGAGAGCATTGAAGTATTTTTTGACTAAACCACAAGGTCCACAGGACTCTTTGGTGAAGATAATAAACTTACTCATCGATCGTCAGCAGCACGGTTTTCTGAGAAGTAAACATCAAAGGTGCCTTCAGGATAACGCTTCTCCAGTTTCTTGACGTTGGTAGCAATCACATCGTCAAAGGAAACACCGAGCGCCATGCAGGCTTGAGCAACGTACCACATAAGATCACCGAGTTCAATAATAAGATGCTCACGGTTATCGTCGTTCCAAGGTTTTCCTTGGAAAACCATCTTCTTGATGATTTCAAGAAACTCCCCACCTTCAGCATTAATACCAACGCCTGCAGTAAGAAGTCGCTCAATATTGGCACCCTTTTCATCAAGGGCAACAAGGCGGTCGGAAAGAGCGAGAAAATCAGTAGAGGCGTCGCTAGTAACCGCATCAACAAATTTTTGATAGCGTTCAAAATCAATATGCTTAGTCATTAAAATTTAAATCCGTCGAATGATTTTTTGGGTTTCTTGTCTTCGTAGTCATTATACTCCTCATCCTGCCCAGAGTCAAGAATATCCTTCTGAGCGGACTGTTCACAATCATACAGTCTCATCTTTGCTCGATCAATACCCACAATGAAGCGTTTGTAAATCGTTGGGTCATTATAACGATTCTTCAATTGCTTCACCATAAGTTGTCCCAACCCTTCGAGTTCTTCAGTAGAAATAAGGGCAAACATAAGATCAGCAGTAGCAGGCAAACCAAAGGATTCACTTGTATCAGTAAGCTCCACATCAGAGCTACCATAACCAGAACGAGTGGTCTGCGTGGCAGAAACGATAGGGACGTTTGCTTCAACAGCCAACCCTCGCAACTCCTCAGCAATCGCTTTGATATAGCTATATGAATTGACAGAAAGGTTTGACTTATAGCGGGAGGAAGCACATATATTAAGGTAATCAATGAAAATAATATCAGGCTTAAATGACTTCTTAAGTGCAAGTTCGTTAAGAAGTGCCTTAAAGTGTCCACTATGTGCTGATGCTGTAGGATACTCCTTAATTATAAGAGTTCCTTGAGTTTTCTTAGAAAGGTTAGTAACTTTATTTTCAAATGTAGTTCTAGGAAGATCTGTTAGATCTTGGATATTGACATTGAGAAGGTTTGCATCAATACGTTCAGCAATTTTTTCCTCTGCCATTTCCATTGTAACGTAAAGCACATTACGTCCGTTAAGCAGAACGGAGCTAGCCATATGACACATGAAAAGAGACTTACCAACACCTGTCCCAGCAAGAGCGATGTTAAGAGTCTTATTAGGAAGACCACCTTTCGTAATCTTGTTAAAATAATCAAGATCAAACGGGATACGGTCCTCTTTCCTGTGATACGCCTCATAACGTTCCTGAAAGTCTTGTAAGTAATCGTGTCCAATGTGGTTATCAAAAGATACTGCTAGAGCATCGGAAAGAATAGAAGGAATAGCGTCACGATTCTTCTTTTCATTATTACCATCAGCGATAGTAATAGATTCCATAAGTGCTAAGTAAATAGCACGATCACGACACCACTTCTCAGTAGTATCTAACAACCATTGTTGGTCTACAGGAGTATCGTGAAAAAATCCACTAATTTCACGAACTTCTTTAATTTCACTTTCAGTTAGATCAGTTCTATTCTCAAGCTCAATTTTGAGTGCTTCTGTTGTGATAGCAGAACCATACTTCACAATGAAGTGAACAATCTCCTGAAAGATTACTTTTTCAGTGCGCTGGTCAAAGTAATCTGGTTGAATGAAAGGAATTACTTTCCTAGAGTATTCTTCATTGTAAACAAGGTTCCTAAGAATAGTGGTTTCAATCCTTTCCATTATATGTAATGTAAGTATGTGCTTAACAAATATTTTGGTCCACTGATTGGTGCTTGACCCTCATGGGGGAACATCCACAGTGGAGGAAACACAACTAAAGAACCTTTACATGGTTTTATCTCACCATGCTCAAATGCTGTGTTTCCACCGCGATCAACGGTATTCAAATACCAAAAGAATGATAGAAATCTTCTGGCGCTAGAGTGATTGACGACATCGACGTGTGTATCAAATCTATCATCACTGTTAGCATTATACCTCTTTATCCGAAATTCTTCAAATGAATGTTTCTCAGGTAAAGGATAATCAGAGAAGTATTCATAATACTTCTTCTTGTATTCTAAGGTAGTTTTAACAAGTAGATTATGAATAACTTCACATTTTTCCCTATTTTGCGTCAGGTTTAATTGTGTAAAGTTGGGATAACCACCATTACTCACTTGCTCCTGCTTATCCTGGTTTTCCTCAAAGTATGAAATCAATTGATCACATACTTCGTTAGGAAGAACCTTTGGATAAACGTGAACGAAGTCAGATAAACTACCCATAAGAGAAATGTTCCTTTGCTACAGCATCAAGTTGCTGCATTACTTCTGGAGTGAAATACTGGTCGGGGTCTTTGAGAATTGCTTTAGCATAGACTTTTTTACCGTCGATCTCATAACGTCCTGCGACGTTCTTCCAGAGACCGCCAACTTCACCGAGTTCAAGAAGACCATAATAACGATCAAGACCACGCTCATCGTAAAACAGACGTACCGTAACATCTTGGTTCTCCTTGCTTAAACGTGACTTAGCAGTCTTAGC